GGATACTCAAATACATGAAATGTTACAGGTAATTGTTGCCTTACTTTCAATAATACTTTTAATAATGAACATAAAAAAAGGAAAATAACATGGACATTAAATCAATGTTGGTAAAGCTAGCTGAAGAGCAAGCAGAGAAAATGCAAGAGCAAGCTATGGAACATTTAGCATCAGATGATATGGCAGAAAAAATTGCTACTGCAATTAATAAAAGAATTGATATTCCATTTGTTTCTGAAGAAAAAGAACAAATATTTTTTGAAAAAGTTGTTGATGTTGTTACTGATATAATTGAAGGCGTTTTTAAGGGTAAGTAATGGCTAAGGGCGTAAAACATTATTTTAAAGATGGCAAAACTCATAAAGGCTTATCTCATAAAATGCCAAATGGCGACTTGCATAGTGGTAAGACTCATGGAAAAACTTCTCAAAAACTATTTCATTATGGACAGCTTTCTAATAAAGCTAAGGCAAATGCTAGAAAATCCTGGGGTAAGTAATGATTGACTCAATGCAAATGCTAACAGTTATTAAAGAAACTCTTGAAAAAATGGGTTCTAAATATGCTAGCCACGATGCTCAAATGCTGGTTTATCGTACTGGTCTAGTAGAATCTAAATATCAATACATTATGCAAAAGGGTGGCAGTAATATAGCCAGAGGTTTCTGGCAATGCGAACCTTGGGTAATGGTTTCTTTATGCAATGACTATCTTCAGTATAGAAAAGACTTATTAAAAAAGGTTGCTAGCATATGCTATTTAGACTGGAGCTTATTTACAAACCCAGATGAAGATAAATGGAGAGACATTCTTACAACAAACTTAATAGCAGGTATTATTGCTTGTAGGTTACACTATTGGAGAGTGCCACATTCTATGCCAAAAACATTGGACGAGCAAGCTAGCTATTGGAAGCGCTGGTATAACACCTCGAAGGGCGCTGGTACAGAAGAGCATTTTAAAGAAATTGTAATGAAATATGGCTAATGCAATAGTCCAAGACGTTGATGGAAACGTTATAGGGTGTAGATATTGTGGTAGTCGTTCTATAAGAAAGTTTGGTTTTTTATATAGAGCTAAAAGCAAAAAACAACAATGGCTTTGCAATGCTTGTGGAAAACGAAGCGTAAATCCTCTTGTGCTAGAAAAAGCAGAGTTTACAACAGAACAAAGAGACCCTGACTACATACCAATTGATGAATTAATAGAACATAGGAAAAGAAAATATTCTGTTAAAATAAAAGGTAAAGAATCTCGTCAGTTAATAAATATAAAAATAAAAACAAAAGGCCCTATAGGTATTTGCCATTTTGGAGACCCTCATATTGACGATGATGGTACTGACATTGCTGAAATATATTCTTTATGTAACTTAATAAATAAAACAGATGGTATGTTTGCCGGTAACCTTGGAGATGTTCAAAATAATTGGATTGGTAGGTTGTCTTTTTTGTATGGTCAGCAATCAACTACCGCAAAAGAGTCTTGGAGACTTACGGAGCATTTTGTAAATAGCGTTAATTGGCTCTATTTGATAGCTGGAAACCACGATGTTTGGTCAGGTGATGGCGACCCCTTAGATTTTATAATGCGCGACCATAAGGGCGTATATGAGAAATGGGGAGCTAGATTAAACTTAATATTTCCAAATGGCAAAGAAATAAGAATAAATGCTAGACACACATTTAAAGGTAATTCAATGTGGAATAGCGCGCATGGAGTTGCAAAGGCCGCGCAAATGGGCTGGAAAGACCACGTGCTAACTTGTGGACATACTCACGTTTCAGGGTATCAGGTTTTAAAAGACCCTGCCTCCGGGCTTATATCACACGCATTACAAGTTGCTAGCTTTAAGATAATGGATAGCTATGCAGATAAGCTAGGTCTTGATGATAAAAACATTTTTAATGCACCGGTTACTATTATAGACCCAAAATATGACGATGATGACAATAGGCTTATTACCACAATATACAATCCTTACGAAGCATCAGAATATCTTACTTGGAAAAGAAGCAAGAAATAAACTATTTGATTTTTATTTAGATACTTACTAACTTCTGCTAAACACAGCTAAACCAATAGCAATGCAAGGAGTAATAAGTTGCAAGATTTTTTTACAGTATCACAAGTGGCATCAGAACTACACTTATCAATAGAAACAGTTAGAAGATATATAAAAACCGGAAAGCTTAAAGCAAGCAAACCCGGCAAGAGTTTCATTATTATGAGAACCGAACTTCTAAGGTTTATTACCAACGCCGAGCATAAACCATTAGCAGACCTTTAATTATTAGTTCTTGAGCTTTAGTGAAAGAACTAATAATTAAAAGGATGCAATGAAAAAGCAAGAGTCACTAGCAAGAAAGGAATGTGCAAACTACAACAATGGTAATTGCTTAGGCATAATGTTTTCTAGGGAAGATGGTAAACTAACTACAAAAATTGATGGTAAGTTTGCCGGAAAGAAATGCATAGTAGATACCAACAACTGCTCATACTTCAATCAAATTGTAATAAAAGGAGGTCAATTTGCCACAAGATGACGACAAGGTTCTTAGTTTACGAATCGAAAGAACCGAAAAAACAACAGAAGAAGATGTTAAGCAATTTTATATTCGAGTTTATAAAATGGCTGAAAATCTTGGTTTTAATGTTATTTCCAAGGCCGACAATAGTCAGCTTGTAGCTTTTAGGGGGAAAGAAGATGGAGAATGAAAAGAACCTAGACGAACTTCATGGCGAAGAATTTGGACACAATATCGATGTTCATGTAGATAGAATACTTTGGAAAATATCAGAGTTAGAAGACGAAATTGAGAACATAAAATACAAGCAACAAGAGTCTTCTGAGTTTTATGACCGAAGAATTGAGTCAGTCAATAAACAAATTTCTTACAGAAAAAACTTGTTAGAAAGCTATATGCAAGGTCAATTCGATACGAATGGTAGAAAGTCTATGGGTTTTCCAAATGGAACGCTTAAGATGACAACTAGGACGACAAGAGATTTTGGTGATGACGAATCTCTAATAAAGTTTTCTTATGCAAACAATATATCCACTAGAGTTACAGAGAAACCGGACAAGAAAAAAATTGCAGAATACATAAAGAATACTGCTGATGCTCCGGTGGGATATAAAGAAACAAAACAAACAACATTTTCTTACAAAACAACAAAGTACAAGGAGACAAAATGAAGTTAAACGAAAAGCTGAGCCTTATTCAGACCAAGCTTAAGGTCGGAAAAGGTCATAGGAACGATTTTGGTAAGTATAATTATCGAAATCTTGCAGATATATTTGAAGGATTAAAGCCATTACTTGACGAAACCGGTTGCTACGTAACTGTTAGCGATGAAATAGTATGTGTCAATGACTTTAATTACATAAAAGCAACTGCAACATTTAGCGATGGCAATGATACTATAACAACTGAAGGATGGGCAAGAGAGTCTGTGCAGAAGAAAGGAATGGATGACAGCCAAATTACAGGTGCTACTTCATCGTATGCTAGAAAGTATGCATTGAATGGCCTATTTGCCATTGACGACACAGAGGATGCCGACAGCATGGACAACAGAGAGCATAAGACAGTAGTCAACTCACCATCACTTAGCAAGCAACCAAACAAGGAAGTTCAGCAAGTATCTGAGGAGTGGAATGAAAAGTCAAGAAGTTCCGGAATACCTTTTGGTAAATACAAAGGAACTCCTTGGAAAGACGTACCCGAAGATTACATAGGTTGGATAATTGAAAAGAGCGATAATCCTAATTGGAGAACTATGGCTAACGCAGAGCTTGTAGCGAGAATGACTGAAGATGCTAGCGAAGAACGTGAATTTTATTCAAAACAGCAGGTCGCGGCGGAACCTGATTCTAGCACGGAAGAAGTCAAACAGGCAACTAAGAAGGGTTTAGAGGTCATGGAAGAACTTAAATTGGTAGTAGATGAGGATGACGATGACTTACCTTTCTAAGAAGTCTTCCCAAAAAGACATTGTGCTTGACTATCTTAAAAAGAATAAGCGTATAACATCTTGGTTCGCCATACAAGAATTTGGCATAACAAGACTAGCTGACGTTATACATAGGCTTAGAAAAGAAGGTTACACAATAGAAAAAACAATGCTCACTCACAAAAATGTTAGAACAGGGAAGGTTTCTACATTTGCTAAGTACAAGTTTATTGATGCAATAGACGTGGGTTCAAATTACGAACTTTCACTTGTTTAACTCCATTGACAAGTGAGCCAGAGGGCGGGTTAGTCCTCCTTCATACATCCCGCCCTCGCAACATTATGAGGTTATAATGCCAAGTAAAAGTAAACAAAAAGGAAATAGGTTTGAAAGAGAGGTTACTAACCTTGCTAAAGAGTACGACATAGACTCTCAAAGAGCCTATGGTAGTAATGGTTTATCTCTTGGACACGCTGAAGAAGTAGATGTTTTACTTAAGACACCCGATAAAGATTGGAAAGTCCAATGCAAGGTAAGGAAAAACATAGCTAATTGGATAAAACCGGATACAAAGGTTGTTGATTTACAGGTAGTAAAAGAGGATAGAGGTCAAATATATGCTATATTACCATACGAAGAATTTCTAGAATTAATTGCAGATGACAAAGAATATAGAGGTTCGGGTTATGAAAAGCACGATGAAGAAAGGGAATACTATAAAGAAAGAATGGAACAAATATCCAATGAAATCGACAGAATGGAAGAGATAGCCAAAGAGATAAATGAACTTAAATAATTTAAAAATAGGACAACAAATAACAGGAAAAACCTTAAATTTTAAGGGCGAAAGAATTACTGTCTCAGGAGAAGTATCTGCTATAAATGACGATATAGTATATATTGTAAAAAGATTTCCTAAGAAAGAATATTTTGCCATTAATAAAAATAATATTATAACAGGAGTAAAAGATGCCAAAGAAAATAAATAAAGCACCCGCATTTCAGTTTTATGCAAGTGACTTTCTATCAGATTTGAACGTACAAATAATGACAATGGCGCAAAGGGGGATATATATTACCTTGCTAGCTATGGAATGGATTGAGGGTAGTTTGCCGGCAGATACTCAAACCCTAAAGGTTTTATGTGGTCATCATCCTAGCTTTGAAGAAGATTGGAACGCCATCAAGCATTGTTTCTACGAGGAAAATGGTCGTATATATAACAGTAGGCTTGAATCAGAAAGAAGTAATATGATTAGCTACAGAGAAAGGATGTCAAATAACGGAAAAAAGGGTGCAAAAGCACGTTGGAATGGCAAGGCTATAGCTGAGCCATCCAATAAAGAAGTAGAAGTTAGAAGTAAAAGTAGAAGTAATACTAAAGTAAAGCTTTATAACGAAGAATTTGAAGATGAATTTTGGTTACTATACCCTAGGAGAGATAATAAGAAAAGAGCAAAAGACAAGTATATTTCACTACGAAAAGCCGGCACTAAAAAAGAAGTAATATTAGAAGGGTTAAAGTCCTACATTAAGCAATGGAAAAACGCGGGTACAGAGTCTGAATTTATACCTATGGCTAGCACTTGGCTTAATCAAGAAAGATACGATGATGAACTCATCAGCAACACAAAGGTGATTAAGAACCTAGTTGTATCAAAAGAATTTCATTATATGTGCATAGAATGCAAATCTGAGAAGACCACAAAAGAAGAACTTAGCGTAAATGATAGATTGTGTGAATGTGGTGATGGAATTTATGAAACTAAGAATACTGTACTAGCTCAGCTTTCTGTCGACGCAAGAAAAGAAAATAAATTATCCAGCAGCGAGCAAAAAGCTAGCACGCCAGACGCTGAAGCAGAAAGTTCCGAAAAGGATGAATTTGAACAGGCGTTTTCAAGTATGGTCAAGTCTATGGGGGCGCGTTAGCGAATAGGTTGGCACTTAATAGCTAAAATAGTAAAATCGAAATAGGATGCGCGCTCCCAAAAAAATTAAACACAAGAAATCTTACGATGGTAAGAGAGCAGATAAAAACATTAAATACTGCGAGTCTTGTAAAAGATGTTGGGAATATAATGGTAATATTAAAAACTTGGCTCACTACGAAGATTTCCCCACATATAAAAGAGAAAGAAAAACTTGTAAACTTTGTTTAAAACGTCAAGGCGCTCATGTTCGGTAGGATACTCACAACTACAATCCTTCCTTCCTTGCTCCGCATCAGCAACTCCACATGGGCGCCTATAAATCAAAGGGGGTCAATATGTTAATATTTAACATAGCAGAAATAGTAGCAAATATATTTATACTAGGTCTTGGTATATGTTTTTGGGTTCTAGGTATATTTGGTATAGTTATGCTAGTTTCGATATTGAATAAAATGATAAAAGAAATAACTAAAAAGGAGTTAGTATGAGGTACTACTGGGAAGTTTTATTTAGCACAGAATATTTCCCTTACTGGGAATTCACTATGTTGATGATGCTAGCACTTAATCTCAGTCTTCTATGGCGAGTCCACAGAATAGAGAAGAAGTTAGACGATGCTTAAGAAAGATTACAAAGAACAAAGAGACCACTTAGGCGCGCATTTGAAAAATAGCGCAAGTAAAGTATATCAAATAACAGATGGAATAATGCGAATATCAATGTTAGCGAGAAAGGGTAAGGTTGGTAAAGGCTCTGCATTTAAAGAAATAGAAAAGCTAGCACTAGAACTCAGGCATTGGAATGACGTACCCGCGAACATAAGCTATAAGTTTTCGCCTTTGGGTATTATGGACGATAAAGAGCAATGGGATAAAGAAAAAATAGAATCTGATAAGTTTATTTTATCTAAGAAGGATGCAGATGAAAAGATATATCCTACGTCTAAAGATATGAAGAATGTCCTAGCGCAATAGTGTATTATTTATTATATTTATGGTAGGTTAGTTATTATAAATAACGTGGATTTGTCTCCTGTTATTTGTTTTGAAGGGGGAGACTTCCTTATTATAACTACATCTCCCCCTTCGGTGTCTATATAGTTTTTTCCACTTGAGCGATTTGCTCATTTATTATTTTAATAGCATTCTTACAAGCATTTACATAACCTATATCGTAAGCTATAACAGCCTCTTCCATATCTGCCCAATGCCAACTATTTAAATCTTCGATTTGATAGTCTTCATTTAATTGTTCCTCAGTACCTGTGATTAACTCTCCAAGCTTGTTAATGACTTGCTCTTTTCCATGTGTCATGTTATCAATTATATCTTCTAGAGATTCAAAATAATCTTCTCTACCAACATCTAATTTAATTGTTCTCATTATAACTCCTGTTTTATTAAAAGGTTTGGGGGCGGATAACCAAAAACCGCCCCCTGCTTGGCGTGCTAGCTTATGCCTTTCCGCCTTCATCTTCAAGAGATAGCAATCCCTGTACTATTTCTCCTGTCTTTGACAAGTCAAAGGCAATGCCTTTCTTCGTGGGAATAAAGTCATCGTTGTCTTTTGTCTTCGTCCATATGCGGACTTGACCAAAGGTCTTGTCATTGATTGTGTCCTTGGTGACAAGGATTTTAGTTGTATCGGTTAAAGGGATTTCATGTAGTACCATAAGGTTACTCCTGTGTTTGTGGTTTATGTTATGCCTTTGCAACAACGCCTGTTGCAAGTGCTATTTGTTCAAGTTTTTCTCTTGTATCGTCGTCACAATCGGCAAGGTTTATCTCAACCTTTTTACCAACGCTAGTTTGAATGTTTTGGCCTTTCTCGGTCTTAATTACGTCTATCTGTATATGCTCGTCATCCTTAATTGCCTTAATCTCTCTTGCTATTACAGTTGCATCGAATTGAAAGTATTTATCGGCTTTCTCATCTTCGAGGTCTATTCCTTCAATCATCTTATGCAATGGCATGATAAATCCGTCTATATCTGCGGTTAGCTTAGACACTAGGTGAATCTTATTTTCTCGGCTAAGTTGCTTGTCGTCAAGTTCGCTTGCCCAAGCTGAAAGACTATTTAGAATCACGTTTATTGCTAGGTCAATAGAATTGTGCAATGCTTCCTGTGTTTTTTCGTCGCCGTTTTTATTCATCTCGATAACGAACTTGCTAAATTTTTTAAAATCTGACATTTGGTTTTCCTTTTATTTAATTAATTATTGTTTTCACAAAAAAACAAACAATAATTAATTAATATGTTCTGCAAAAAGCCAAGGGATTTCTCGGTTAGTCCATCTTGGATTGCTGTTGAGTTTTGTGCCTATGTAATAATCTTGATATGCTTGCACAGAGTTTTCGTTTTTATATTCGTCGGGCATAGCTTGAGCAAACTTTGTTAAGTCATTTTGCTCAAAATCAATCTTGTCAATATTGTTTTCACACCACTCGATTACTTTTGTGCTAGCATGGATTTTTCCATACCTCCATGTATATTCACTTGCCAATGCCTTAGCATGAGTAATTAACCAAGAGTAATTCATACGACTAAACCTTGCCCACTTTGTACATGGGTGATTAAAGTACGCTCTCTTGTAAGGCGGGTTATGTGATTTATCAAATGCGCTTGATAACATTTGCGCTGATTCTAGCACCATTTTTACTACGTGCTTATCATGTTGTATCTGTGCTGACACAACAGGACTTATGTTAAGTGCGAATATATTCATTTTGTCTCCTTTATTTGTAGGGGCGGGTTGCCCCGCCCCTGTTGTATTATCCCTCAATCTCTTTTCCATTGGCCCACACATCCAAGTCATCCTTGACCCAGACATTGACGTGTCCTTTTTTCTTAATCTGGTCGAACTCTTTTGGAGTATCATCTAATTGCACAGACACAGAGTAATACTGAGGCCCATGTACACTCATAATGTTTATGCAATTATTGTCATATAATCTGACAATAAATTCACCATTGTTATGTAGTGTTTTAATAGGATTTGACCCTATTCTTTTTTCTTCAACACTCGATTGTTTCATTTTGTCTCCTTTTATTAATTATTGTTTTCATAAAAACATAAACAATAATTAATTAACCTTTGAACCATGTTGGTTTGTTGGCAAGTTTCTCTAGTGTAGACACTAGGCCGTCTACGGCATCATCTGTTGTTTTACAGAATCTTTGCTCTACGACATGGAGCAAGTCAAGTTCTCGCTTGTATGCATCTGTGGTCTCGCATTGATAACCCATGCCGTTGTAGAATTCGTACTCTGTGTCCATGAGTCCAAAGCAATAGTCTCGGAATAACCCGGACAAGCCGGCGCTCATAAGCCTGTGAATGTCAAGCGGTTCGTTAGGCATCTTGATTGGTATAGATATACCAAAGTATTTCCAATCATTCCCGCCGTTGTATTGCACAAAGTTGTATGCAATAACCTCTACCGCATAACCCATCTTAGTTAGGACATCACTAATCAAAGCTAGCGTGGCTCCCAGCCTAGCAAAATCTTTCTCTTTGTGTTGCCAAGAGATTGCCATATTCATACCAATACGAACATTGGCTCGCTGTGATTTACGTATAGTAGTAGACCAATATTGGTCTTGACCGCCCATAAGTCTAGCCATGCTTAAGTCGTCGCCGTCGTCACGAATAACTCTTTTACGCTTGCATGATAGACCCTTGCCCACGAACTTGGATATTCTAGCATCCATGTCAATTTCAGAGCGCATTTTTTGATACAATTGTATCATGTTGTCGGATGATTGGCCGATGGTTAGCGCTCGCTTGAGGTTGTCTCTACCGACGACATTGCTACCATAAGTCCAAGTCTCTCTGTCGCTACCCTTCGCACCATTGTTGTGCCAAAAGGATTTTGTTTCGTAGATACAATCTAGCATGGTTCTCATATCCGGCATATGAATGACCGCATGGATACCTTCATCGTTGTCGTTAATGATTTTTGGTTCGAGTATATTGTTGTAAATATTCCCCATTATTTGTACTCCCTTTTTAGTTCTTTGATGTTGACCTTATCAAGTTCCTCTTTTGTCCATCCTGTGGTAATGATGTCGAGTAGAAAGCTGATTGACTTGCCTGCTAGCATCCATTTTTGGCCGTCGAGAAAAAGTCTTGTGCTAATTGTGCGGCGGACATGGTTCTTGTTACATCTGTCTCTGAGCGACCATAGACAAGCTGACATAGTCGACGACAAATGATGTTCGCCGGATAACGCTCTCTCGATGTTTTTATCATAGTCCACATAAACCTTGACCGCTTGCAATCTGTCTAGAGTTGCCAAGTCTAGTTGACCACGTCCGGCAAAATCAAAGTCGTTTCCGTCTCCCCATGTATTACTCGCTACAGCCACATGAAAGTTGTCGTCCTTGGTGACAAATGGATTATCCTTGTCATTCGGTGTAGCTAGAATGCCTTGGTTATCTAGCACACTATTGAACACTAGACCGGCATTTGCATCGAAGCCGTCGAATTCGTCAAGACATAGAAAGCTACCATCACGAAACGACCTAGATACCGAGCCGTCTATGAAAGTACCATCGAACGTCATTCTGCCTGTCATATGTGACTCTGTCACACCCGCCGAGCCTTTGAGGTACTCGTAGTTTCCTTGGTCGGTGGAAAATCCCAATGCTCTAGCACATTGTTCGACAAGGTATGACTTTCCTGTACCACTTGGGCCACAAAGCCAAACTCTTTTGAAGAGTTTCAAGCATTCTAGCACGAATGGAAACTGCTTGTGTTTAAGACCCGACACACTCTTTACTTCTACGTCGTCAATGTAGACTTTTACAGGACGTTGTAAAGAATTGATTTTCTTGTCTACTTTCTTTGACAGTTCGTCGGTCTGTTCGCTGAAAGCCTCGATAAGGTCTCCCTGTATCTTTTCGGTTCTGTTATGTATGTCATTACCTAGCTTTTCTGCTACCTTGTCGGCTAGCATATCCTCTAAGCTTCCTGTGCTAGCGGGCTGCGGGCTGGGTGATGGGCTAGGTGTAGGAGTAGGAGTTGGAACAGGAACTTCGTCCTTGGGTTTATTGCCGTCGATAATATAGTCAACTAGCTTGTCTTTTGGAGTAGTCTGTATCCAACTAGACTTTTCTCCACGTTGTTTTGCCTTGGCAATAGCCAACTTTTTGACTCTGCCATGAGCCATTGCATTGAGTTCATTTCTGTTATACATGGTTTTCCTTCTGCCGATTTCGGCGGTTAGTTGATTGTTTTATTATTTCTAGCTTTTTCATAAAAAGCTGAAAAGCTAGAAATAATATTAAAGAACGGCTCGTAATATCTGTAATGCTAGGCCGATTAAAGCAAAGGCAATTATAAAATTGCCAAGCGCATCCGAGGATAAAACCTCGACTATTTTTTCTATTATTTTCATTTTATCTCCATAGTGCCAAATAAAAGATTAAAGCTTTTCTTTAATACTTTTATTTCAGCCGTTATTTTTGTTTCTGCCCTTTTTTGACCAAAGGATTTGTGGTGATTATTATCACCACAGTTGCACTTATACTTTGGCGGGTTTTCTTTTATGTTTTGAAGTGTCGAGTACCAATCTATGAGTGTCTCACAGCTAGTTATTACTCTCTTCAATATGTCGATTATCATATGTTCCATTTTGTCTCCTGTTTGGTTAAGGTTACTAGCTTTTTCACTAATGTTTCAAAGCTAGAAACCTTACCTGTTGACTATCTTAGATAGTTACTATGTTCTTTTCTCCGATAGAGATTTCTAAAAATCTCTCTTCATTCTCTTCACAAAGGTCTCCATATTCGAATTTTATGAAGAAATAGTTCATCCTAGGATTTAACCAAGTGAAGTAACCCTCTTTTCCAAAGAGGTTCATTCCCTTCGATTTACATAGATTCTCTTCATTATCTATCCCTTGTTTGTCTACTCTAAAGAGTAGGCAGAAATCAAACCAACTAAGTTGGTGTTCTCTGTTATCCTTCGCGTCCGGTCTTATTCCGATTTGAAAATCAAAGCAGAATCTTAAACCAAAGATATTTATATCTTTGTCTATTTCAATTCCCTTGTAATGGCTTCTCCAATACAGGGTTATACTGTCGGTTAACTCTTTCATTTTGGGTGTTTACTCCATTTTGACGGCTATGGTTTTATTTGTGCTAGGGTGTTCTATGCCGTCGTTATAGGACGTTCTAGCATTTTTGGGTGTTTAGGGTGTAGTTAAAAACTACTCCCTAGCTACTCCCGGACTACTCCCAAAAGGGTGTTTTGTCCTTGACTCGCGGCGATCCAATAGCTATGCTATTGGTCGCCGTAGAACCCTAGCTAGGAATCGAACCTAGCTACCCCAAAGGGGTAGACCATCTAGGGTTGGTTGTGTATCCTGTCGGCTACAGTCTACGCGCTCAAGTGCGCCCAGCGTTCTTGTCCGTCGGAGGATTCGTCGATGGTGAAGCCTTGAGACAGCGCGCTATTCATCGCGTGGTCTTGCGCGTTCGGTACGTCGGATTCCTCTCGGCGTTGCAGTTCATCCTCGAAGTCATAGACGGCGGGTGTAATTACCGCGTGGTCTTGCGCGTTCTGGACAA